ATGGCTTTCTCCTCCATCGTGTACGTCTTAACTTTGCCCGAAACCGTTTTAAGCCCTATCGTTTCGTCAACGTCCACCGTTATCTCACCAGCCAGCGGCTTGTGCCCGCAGCGGCGGCACACGTACTCGCCGGGCTCTTTTACTCGCTGGCACTGAGTGCATGTTTTGCCTTCGGTGGATTTCTCGCGCTTTTCGCGTTTGGCTTTGCGCGCCTCCTCCATTCCGTCGCTACCATCATGCAGCTCGAAATATTCAATCTGAGTTGGGCATCCTAATCTGAAATAGGTGCCGCTATGATCGAACAATTTTGCACTGGTTTTTCCTTTCGCTGGGCGGCTCCCCCGCATAACACCCTGAACCCAAGTCCGTTCTGATTTCGTTGGCTTTGCCCAGATTATGCAGCGAACGTCCGAATCGAACCCCGCGCCTAGCACCCCCACGTTCCAAATCACTTTAACTATGCCGTCAGCGAACCGATTGAAAATCACCTTGCGCTCTTCAATCGGTGTATCGGCTGTAACAACCTCCGCTGATATTCCTGCGGCCCTAAACTGGGTTGTGTATGCGTTCGCAGTCGATACGTTCGGGGCAAACCCAATAGTAGGCTCGTTTTCGCCATATCGCAGCCAGTTGTCTAGGATGTTGCCAGCTATTTTAGCGTCACCCATTATTTGACTAATTGCGTCCTCGTCATAGTCGTAGTCGCCAGCGTAGTTCTTTTTGAGCTTGACGCCTTTCAAATCTGGACGGAATGGCGCAGAAATATCGAACGGAGTTAGCAGGCCGTCTTCGATTAGCTGTTGAGTTGTCACGGGTTTGATGAAATTCTGGTAGTGAGTTCCAAGCCATTTTGCGTAAGGCGTCGCCGTCAATCCTATGGTTTTCAACCCCGGCGTCTTCATGATTTCCAAAATCGCCTTTCGCTTGAGGTCACATTCATCAACTATCAAAACTTTGATGTCGTCAGGGAACGCGCGCCTAATCAGCGTGTCCGCGCTGGCAATCTGAACCATTGCCGTGGGGTCAGTGCGCTCGTCTTTTTGCCAGATAACTCCAAGGTCGGTGTGGCCGTATTGGCTGAACCGCGTGTAAGTCTGGTCAACCAATGTAACGTAGGGCGCCGCAAACAGGGTTTTTTGGCCTGATTTTGCGAAAGCCTGAGCTAGGTAGCTGGCCACCGCTGTTTTGCCAAAGCCACAGGATGCGTTGATTAGATGGGTGTCGTGCTTTTTCCAGCCGGCCCGCAGCATTGATACCGCCACCTGCTGAAAATGTCTTAAATCTTCATATTGCATACAAAACCCTCTAGGGTCGCCACTTGGTAGCAATGCCGCTGAAAGGCAAGCCATGGGGTGGCGAGGTTACGGCAACAAGTGGCGACTCTAGAGAATGCTGTTTGCTGCCTTTCGATTGTTTACAGTTGCTACACTGCGTTTATGTGGCCACTAGAATCCGTTCGCGCTTTCGTCATGGCCTTCTAATATTCTACCGCATTTGTGGAGGCGAATAAACCGCCCCGCCTAAAGTTTTTAACCGCAAAATCCGCTATCGCAAAAAATATCAGCTTGTCCTGCAATAAAATTAGACGTTTGCGCCCACTGCCAGACGTCACGGATTCCTGTCGCCCCTTTTTTGCTCGCAGGCCTGAACATTGTTTTTCTCTTCCCGCTAATAGGGCCTACGCCCATACCAAGCTCAACCAGCTCTATATAATCAACGCGGCCGGCGTCGAGCATCGCAATGTCTGATTTTCCAGCATTTACACACGGGTAACACTCCATTGACCTGTGCGGCAACACCTCAAAGCCAGCCCGCAGGATTAGCTCATTGCGCATTTTTTCGGTGTGCCTAACTAGTGGCGACCTAAGCGACCGCCCACCATGGTTTGGTGACTCCTCCACCCACTCCGGCCAATTGCTGCGCTTGGCGCTTTCTTCGCGCCGCACACCAACCAAACATGTCGCGCTTGCGTCAGGGTCCACAGTTTTCAGCCATTCCATTGCCGGTTTAATTTTTAATTCGTAGCTGCAAAAAGCCATGCCGTTACGCGGCCAAGCCTGCTTACGCTTTATAAGACTTTCCATGCCCTCGCTAGCTATCTCGTGGTAAATCCCATCGTTCTTTTCTATGAACCTGCGAAACTCATTCAACCGTCCAGCCCAAAAATCAGCTGCCCAGCCTGTGTTACTGTAGGCTATGTGCAAATTTTTGATCTTGTTCTCTATTGCCCACTGGACTAGGGCAACCGAATCATTTCCCCCGCTGCCAAAAATTATATTCATGTGCGCACCCTATATCATAGCTGGAGGCGCCTGAGTGGCCCCACCTAAAGTTTTTAGCCTTGCATCCACATAATCACCCAGCCTAGTGTTCGCCGCCGCTACTGAGCGCGTCTCAGCCATTTGTGGGGCCATTCCACCGACAACCATGGCCTGATAGCCGTCCTTGATTGCCTGCGTGTATTTGGCTAGTGCCGCGTCCCTGTGTTGATGGGGCAGTCGCGCTAGTTGTTCGTCAACGTATTTTTTGTTTTCCCGTTCGTACTTGTCCATGCTTTCCCCCTTATTCGTTGATGTTTTTGGCAATTCCAATTGGATTAGCATTTTGCTTGATGAACTCAAATACATCACCAATTTCAGTTTTTCCTTTGTATCTGTATTTATTTTTGCTTGGCCAGTAATCCAGCCTGTTACCGTTTAACATTTTTGAGTAGTACCAAGCAGTGTGAACCTGCCATAGCCTTTCGAATGCCTCATTGACGCGCTGCTCTATAATATATTCGTGTAGTTTTCGTTTCTCCCTTAATGATTTTTTCATGAAATTACCATTTGTTATCAGGACTAAATCAACAAGCCATACCAAGCCCAGAGGGCACCGGATGCCGACTGTGTTTATATACTGCGCACTGTATTCAAGTTTTATTATCCTGAGCTGGATGCGGCAACGTATAGCCCCGCAAACATGCGCCGAACTTCTGGCGCCAATCGCACTTGCTGCTCAGATTAGACGTGCCCAGTGGTGCTTGAGCCGTCGAGGTCGCCCTCTGCCCGTTTCCCGTCCTCAAGTCCATCATTCAAGCCATCCGGCATCCTGCCCGCTCAAACTCTTTTCCTCATCCGGTTTTAGGCCGGTACCGCACATTCACTTCAAACCGTGTCAGCCCTAGGCGCTGATTAGACGCATAAAACCGTGCAGTGGGACGGGGTGACATATACCCCAAAACTTTGGTACTCGAACAAATTTGAAACAATGGATTTTTTTTGGTCGGCAGAACGCCTCGAAATAATGCCCCATCATTGTCTTACTCGCCTTTTTTACGTTGTATGGTCAACGCCCCTATCGAGTGCAGCAACTCAAATGATAGGGAAAGAGCTTTCGGGATAACCCTAGCTGCAATCGAAGTATAGCAAACGCCATTGGTTGTTGCCAATAGTATTTTCATAACCGTAGTGGTTATTTTAAGCCGATTTTGTGTTATGCTGCGCCCCGAGTGAATTTGGCTGCGTGCCGATTAGCTCCGCGATGGGGGTGGTTGGCGCCGCCCCCGTCGCACAATGATGTTACGGACGTGCTAGAAATTGCATGGCATCACACCACCCGAAAGGGTCAGCCAGTGGCGGCAAGGGTGATCCGGTGAGCCCTCCTTAAAACGAGGGCTTTTTTTATGCAAAAAAAACCGCCCGAAGGCGGCTTGGCTAGATCACTTTGCCGGCACTGGCAAACCGTTCAACACCTCGTTAGTCAACTTGTCCAAAGCATCCCCCAACCGCTCATATAAAAAGTCTGGGAACTTACTGCCTGTCGAGTGCGCCCAAGATTCGAGCGCTGATAGGAGTTTGAGCAGCTCTAGCAGTTCTGGCTTGGTCATTGTGGTTCCCCCGCGTCTTTTTTGGCTTTGCTTTGCTCCCACGACTCGACATGCGATGGGCTATCAATAAATTGTGCACCTTCATATCCGCAATCAAAACCCTCCTCAAAAGCCGCTTCTACCGCCAGCTGCAACCGCTTGACTTCATCAACCATTCGTTGCAGGTTTTGTTCTAAAAAAAGCGTGTAAACGCTCTTGCTAAAAACCCCATCATCAACCGCTTTTTGCCTTAGCTTGTCTGTATTGTCGTTCATAATTCACCTTTAATGTCATTCGTCACTCGTACGGCCTTCTACATACTGAATCGCAATAGCAAAAAGCCATGCTACGGCAAAAATCCCTAGCCCAATAACGCCAAACGCTATAAATGCGATCATTTCAGCCCCTCCAACTCGATTAGAAGTTCGATAAAGTGATTAGCTTTTTCTAGGTCTTTCACGCCGCCTTTATCACGCCACCGAGTAACGTACTTAATTACGCTGCCCTCTATAAACGGAATATTATTGGCGTGGATGTACTCAACAGGCTGTATTTTCAGCTTTGAATAGTGATCTCCGCCGACCTGAGTTGATGTTGCTGTTGCTGGCTTAGCATTGGCGTTTCTCATGCCAGTAGCACGAGTTAGGTCCAACATTCCCGCAATAGATTGGCCTGAATGATTTGCTTTAATCGCCGGCCTTGATTCCTCGCAGAACGCACAATTGCAATTTATCATCGTTCCACCTCAATCAAAAACGAGTCAGCCTCAAGCCGCGCACGGTTAGCTGATGCCGCTATATCCTCGTCTGTGCTGCCAAAACGGCCCTCACCCCTATCGGAGTCCGGCAATTCCGAAACTAAGCGGAAAACAGGCGTTTCGTGGCGCTGAAATACCATCTGCGCAATAGCTTTGGTGGTGTCCACCGTGGCCACGTTGGCAGAGCCGTTATGCAGGCAAACTTTAATCTCGCCTCGGTAGTCTGAATCGATCAACCCGCCTAGCACTTGGATCCCTTGTTTAACCGCCAGCCCTGAGCGCGGCCAGATAAAACCCGCATGGCCCGCAGGAATCGCAACGCGCACCCCGGTATTGAAAACGACTCGGCCGAATGGTGGGATTTTCACCAGATCCGGCGTTGAAGAGTCCGCGTATAGGTCAAACCCAGCGGCTCCATCTGTCGCTCTTGTCGGTAGTCTCAAAACTGCCGGCATTTCCGCCATGTCAATAATCATCAAATCGCTCATTTTTGCCCCCTTAGTTTTAGAAGTTCTCGCCAGAATTTAGGCGCCGGGCATCTCATCGCTTCAAAATAATCGCATGTTCCGTTTGCTTGAGCGAAAAACCATACCTCTCTATTAACGTTGTAAACCGCGACAACCGGACATAGCAAACCAACATCCAGTAAAATTTGCCGGTCTTTCGGTGCACTGTCCATTTCTTGCCATTCATCGCTCATTTTTATCGATCCTTTTTTGCTCGAACAGCGCCAACTTTCCGCCTTCGAGCTTCTGCACGCTGATGTCACGCCCAATGGCCACCATCTTGATTACTGCTGATAAGGTTAACCCAGCGCCCCGTGCGACGCTGGAAAAGGTTTTGCCTGTGGCTAGGTATTCTGTAAGTTTTATTTGCATTCTAATCCCCTGTGGTTTTGCTGGAGTGTACCACTGGTGTTCTGCAGCGTCTACACTGGCGGTAAACAACAGCAGTTAGTGGCCGGCCCGCGCTCCTAAACTATTTTCACTTTTTTACACCTAGGGTATAGACTCACGGCTAGACCTGAGGTATAGTTACCCCACTGAAGCGATTGGCGCTGCAGGCAACTAAGGGTAGGAAGTTTATGAATTTTTTGAAGAATAAGGGCATCGAGTTGGTTCGTTTGGCTATACAGTTCGGCGTTAAGATCGACGCTGAATGTCAGTTTGCATACCTTCCTGAGCACGTAGCGCGCCTGCTCAGCACTCAGATTCAACGCTGGTCGGTAGAGGCGGATGATTTCGAAGCGGATGCCTACGTTAACGAATTCACCCCAGCGGGTGATCTATCCACTCGCGCAGATCAGGTGTTGTTCACCACATCCCCACGCTTATGGCTGGTGATGGCGCTAGACTGGGTGTTCACCGCAGAAACGGCCGGAACGTACATTGTTGACATGGCTGAGCTAGATGATTTGCTCTGGTGCGAGGCTCTGCGCTGCGAATATAGCAACGATCAAGGATTTATGGAGCAGCACGGATTCAACCTAGCAATGCTGCTCAAGTTCGACCATGGCGAGTTTCTGAGCGTGTGCCAAGAGGCCGCGATCAAGCACACCATGGTCACCGCCGAGCGTATTTTTGATGCTGCCGTAGACGAGTGGCTAGAGGAACTAAAGCATGACAATTAGAGAAGCCCTGCCGGGTCACTGGGTCGGCACAATCAAGCTAGACCACGCAACAATCACAACCGCTGGGCCTTCGCGCTCGGTGGTTTACTTAAAATTGATCGAACTTTTAGGATAGATTATATGACTGAGGCCAGATTCAATAAATTACGTGAGCCATTCCCTGAAAATTTAGTTAGCTGGCTGCCAAAGCCAATGCTCGCAAAAGAGCATATGGATAAAATCCCAAAGGCGAATTGCGACTTTTGCGGTCAGTACCACGCTCGCGACAAGGTTATGCACCTCGCCTATGTCGGCCACGCCGCGCTCACCGATCGGTTATTAGATGTTGACCCAGCGTGGTCTTGGAAGCCATTAGCATTTGACGGGAATGGATTGCCGCTGTTAGATGTTGACGGTGGAATGTGGGTCGAACTGACAGTCCTAGGCGTAACCCGTCTTGGGTACGGTGACGCGCAAGGTAAGAAAGGGCCCAACGCTACTAAGGAGCGCATAGGCGACGCAATACGAAACGCCGGAATGCGGTTTGGGTGTGCGCTCGAGTATTGGCACAAAGGCGACTTGAATAAGCACAAGAGCGTTCCGGTTATTGAGGAGCTGCAACCGCAGCTAGTACCGAAAAAATTAATAACTGATGAGCGATTGCAAAAGGCCTTAATAAAAATAAAAGCTGGCGAATACACTATCGAAAAATTGGTTGACGCTTTTGAGTTTACAGACGCACAACAGGAAGTTGTAGATTGTTTTTGTGAGGGTATTTTATGATCCGTTGTAGTTCAATTGCTCAGATAATGACTAACCCACGCACCAAGGGTGAAGCGTGGTCAGAAACAGCCAAAGGCGCCATGCTTGAGGCTGTTCGCGAAAACCTTTTTGGAGTGCGCAAAAACCTAGACGATGTTCGCGCAATTCAGAAGGGCAAAGCATGCGAAGACGAAGGCATTCAGCTCTATAACGACGTTTTTTTGTATGACCTAAAAAAGATCAATAGCGACGGTCGGCGGAATAATGGAATCATCACAGGCGAACCTGATTTGGTAGCGGCATCATCTAAAAAGGGTGTTGATATTAAGGTGGCTTGGAGCTTGCTCACATTCCCTCTAACTGAAGAAATGTGCGATAAAAAAGGTTATGAATGGCAAGCGCGCGGGTACATGTGCCTTTTTGATTTGCCCGAGTGGGAAATTGCTTACTGCGCCATTGATACGCCTGACAATATTCTGCGCGACTATGACGACCGTTCGATTCACGTTATAGACTCGGCTATTCCAATGCACCACCGAATTACAATAGCGCGCTACACCCGTGATTTGGAAATTGAATCAGCAATGCTGAAAAAGTGCGCACAAGCTAACGAGTGGATAAAATCTGCCACCCAACAATTCGCAACCGATCACGATCAATACATAATTTAAGGGGCGCAACATGACCGAACGACAATTAAAGAAAATTCTGGGCGCAATTATTGTTGGTTTAATTGCTATGATAATACTATGCACGTTAGATGATCTAGGGTATCACCCTGCAGAGTTTGGAGGGCATAAGTGATGCGCGAATTTCGAGGGCCTTGCAGCACAGTTCCGCACTTTGCAGCAGCGACAACAAAAGAGATAAGCACAGATTGGTTACTAGTCGATCAGGCTTTAGATTCTGTTTTGCGTGCTTCAGGTTCCGCATTACTCCATTACACAATGCCAGCAACTTTAGAGCTAATGCGAAAAACAATGCTTGAGATTATAGAGGCAGCGTATATGGAAGGTTCGAATGATTGTCACAACTCACTGAATAGATATTTGTAACCGAACCAGCGCCATTAGCGGGTAGTAGGCCTAAAAAAACTCCCGCAGGTTTCGCCCCACCTCTCCTTTAGGGTTCTGCGACGCGGGCAACTGGATTCCGGCAGGTGTCGGATAATCTGGAAACTCTGCCGAGTGGAATGGGTGAGAAACTTGACAGCCGGAAAGACGGCACCTAACTAACCAACTGAGGAATAGAAGTGGCACTAATTAAAACATTCGAAAACGACGTTATCACATCAACTAACGTGCAAATGAAAGAGCCTGAGCGGCAAGAAATCCGCGATTTAATGTCGGAGTTTTTGAAGAATGGCGGCCAGATTGTGGAAGTTACGCCTTATGTGAATGCCGAGAATATCGAGGCATATCGGCCCATGACTCAACAGGAAGAAATGGCTGTTAAATTGCGCTGTGGGCTAAAGGCCAATTGCAACATGACAATTGTCTACAGGCCGCAGGATAGAATGTGGCAGGCTACACTAGGCATTTTCACGCTAGGCTTTTTCCCAAGCCAGCAAAGTGCAGAGGATGCTATCAGGGCGCGGGCTAAAATAGTTTTTGCAGATTCAACTAAAAACGGGCGAAAATTATCCGCTATTACTGAGGGGCAGATTGACAAAATGGTGTCTGAAAATGTCTAACATTATCGCCAGTAAGTCACCTAAAAACATGGCTAAAGCCAAGCGCCTGATTCGCGGTTTAACGCTCGAATGGGACGACCTGAACCCCTTAGATGGGACTCACGTAGTTTCTACTAAAATAGGGCATAGAAACCCGATAACGAAGCTTAGCGCGAAGGCTATGGTTAATCAGTACGCCCAGTTCATTTTTGAGCGCATGCGCATGACTTGGCGCGTTCAAATAGCGCTCTTTTTCCAGTATGCGAATGGCGATAAGTATCAGGAAGACATCGAGTTAGAGTGCAATTGCCACCTAAAGTCACTTAACGATCATTGTTTGGACGAAATTAAGCAGGCGCGAAAACTACACGCGGAGGACGCTTACCGATTCACGAGTTTTAAGATTGAGTGCGTTGGGCTTTAGTTTTGTCCACATGGCCACCATTACATTTTTTGAGGATGAATATAGATGAGCATTAAACGATACAGTTTAAACCACACTGAAGAGTGCATGTACTCGCCGGATGAAGGCGACGGAGAGTTTGTTCTCTTTGATGATGTTCACAATTTGCTGAACGAGGTTCGCGGGTATTTGGTAGCTGCTGCTGACGGCAGCATGAGCCGAAACAATAGTGAACAACTTGCCAGTGAACTGCTGGCGAATTTAGACGATCTTTTGAGACAATAGTGATGCATTATTGTTTCGATTTTTTCCCGTTTTTGAACGATTGGTACAATTCGCGGATGGTTTTAATAATCATTAGCGTCAAATAAATGGCGCTGGCTATACTGGCGTAATCTGATAGTGTCGCATTCATAATGTGCTGCGCTATCTCTATATGGCTTTCAACGCTCGGCGCTATCACGCCCACTCCAGCCACCGGCACCGCTACCCCGTGCGGCAGTAGGCGGTCGATCAATGGTGTTAACGTCTCTGCATGTTCCGCGTGATTCATTGTAAGCTCTAACCCATTCGTAGATTGTTTTTATCAGCGCCACCGATGTAACGATCACTGCCAGTATCGAATTGTAATCGTTTAAACTCATCGAGCAGCCCCAGCGATAGCGCCAAAATTTCGACGGCAAACAGGGAATCCATTGCCGCGCTATATAACCAATCAACCTCCACATACCCAATAGAATAACAGAAAGCCACGATTGTATTATATAACAAAGCAAGGATTTCACACCCTGCCACGACTATAAAGCAGGGTTTTTTCGATAATGCCAAAGCGGAAAGCGCAAGCCCCATGGACAAAGCCGACTTGATGATCAACTCCTGCTGCCATGCGTGATCCGCTCCTAGTGGGAGCATGTACACCACGGCGACTAATACCATTAGGGCTAGGCTTTTTCTCATTAGCACATACCGCCTTTTGTTGGCTTGCCTTTTGTTGACTTTACTTTGGTTACTGCTTGGCTGGCTTTTGATTTCTTGGCAACAGGTGGGTTTGCTGGTTTCGATTTGTTCGGCATAATGTTTCTCTGTTGGTGAGGTGATAGAGGTTGCATTTTAGAACATATCTGCATGAATGACGAAGGAAACATTTAATAACCTTATTTAGGTGATGTTTGCAATTATCTTCGACTTGGGCGACTGTCAAGGTTGCGGCCACCCGACAGCGGAAAGACTTATATTGGCATTGACGCCTGATGCTGGGTACCCCGCATTTGTGATTACCAAATTATTTGAAGCATCTAGCGTAAATGTTGGGGCGCCATATCCTGCAACGTTAAAAGCGTAATGGTTGGCTAAAGTCACAACATTACCTGCGCCATAAGGGCTTCTCCCTAGCGATAATAGATAAGAATAATAGTAATTCGGCGCTTCTACCCAAACATGGCACAAGCTGCATCCAGTTGTACCCGGGCCCGGGCCTAAAAACCCAGCCCACCAGCTCAACGAGACATTATTTGCACCGGTAGTTAATGCAATATTGCGCTTTGTTGATGTCTTCGGTATTAACCGCACATTGCCGTCAGAATTCATAATGATAGTGTCTAAATGCTTTAGAACACCGTATAGCGTAGCTTCGTTATTTGAATTTATTGTGCCAGTAAAAAATGTTCTATCGTATCCTGACGCAAGAGTAATTGTGGTGAACGGTTCTATAGTGATGGCACCATGCCAGTTACAATTGTTTATTGCAGGCGTTCCGGTATTATTATTTTTAATTAACACAGCAGTGCCTACTTTACTCCACACCTGCACATCAAGAGGAGCGTTATAGGGCAAACAGTCGGCGCCTACAAGTAACACCGATGGAGTTCCTGTTGTTGGAGTGTTAACCAAACATCTATTTTTCATTCCTGATCCATGGAATGACTGATCACCGGATGTTTTTCTATACTCCATTGCCGTAGTACACGAAGTGAAAATTTCGCACTGGTCAAGCGTGCAATATTCCGTAAATTGACCTACTGACTTGTTGTGCAATAAATAACCAACTGCATTTGTTCCTATTTTGCAATATTTTATATCTTGCCCGCACTGCCCTTGAGACTCTAAAAATATTGATGTCGCATGACCATTTGCAGTAATCCCGCTAATAATGGCTTGACAAAGATTACCTGACCCGCCAATTGTTGTGACTAATGCCGTGCTTACTGGCAACCCCGTATAGTTGAAAGTAGTTTTGTCACCGAATATATCAATTCCGTATGGGCTAGATGCCTTTTCAACTCGGGATGTGAAAGTGTAAGCGCAAGAATTTGTTTTAATTGGAGTACGTTTACTGCTATCAAATTGCTGCAAGTTAATTGCAGATTGCAAATATGGGCCGCAATCTGCTGTTGTTGCAGGAACACATCCGAAAAACTCCATTTCAATGTATGTGTATTTTCGCTTTGCTGCTTTTGCTCCACTAATGACGATAGTGCCATTGTCTGCCGTTAACCCTGAAGAGCTAATGACATCAAAAATTCCACCGCCTACACCTTGTACAGTATGCCCTAAAAGGCTGAATTGTTGACCTATTGACATGGTTGCAAGAGCGGCAGAAATATCGGCAAAGGTTGAAACTATTGTTAAGTACTCAACACCAAAATGGTCATATACTGAATTTGAGTTAAAAACTACCGACCCATTTGAATCTTTAGTTGTTAGCGAGTGAATAACACCGGTAAATAAAACCCCTGCTGTCCCATTGTTTGAAGGATAGCCATTCAAGAGCCGGATTGGCTGTGCCGCCGTTATTGTCTTGGCGGAATCCCAATAAACAGAAATTTGATTAGCTGTTATCGTGGGGTCTAGGTTTTCCGTCCCGATATACAAATATCCAGATTCTAACGGCAGACCGTCTGTTCCATTGAATTGATAAAATGGTGGCTTAACCTCTATGACGCTCATGTTATAACCCCTGCCCCGGTGTTATGTAAACAACTGAAGTACTAGAAGCAGATGTGGCAGTAAAGAACGCCCCAGCAGGAAACCGAAGAATTTGAGATGAGCCAGCCAGTAGCGGAATGGATGTAGCCACTGCGCTGGCGTTGGTAACCGCTTCTGCACTTGTTTTACCAATTGCCAAAAATACCGCGACTACTCCCGAGTTAACGATTCTAAATTGTCCAGCACTTGTTTCTGTGGATTTTACAGGCGCCTGAACGGCTGTTGGTGCTGTTGGTGTTGCAGCAGTAAAGCTAACCGTTGGGCCTAATGGTAAAAATGGGATTTGTGAGCTGGACATAATTTAACCCTGTGTGATTTTGCTGGAATGTTTGGTGTTAGTTGCGGCTCTTGTTTTGTGCATCTGTGGTGGCCTGCAATGTAGTATTAAGCTTTGCCATAATACGGGCAGCCTCGTCGCTTTCTGGCGGTACTCTGGAAAGTGCTATTAACAGGTTTCTGACAGGTTTAGATTCATAAGCTCTAGCAAGCCCGCCAGCTCCGGCCACCGCCCCAAGAGCAGCAAAACCACTATTCCCGCCACCAAATAGCGCCGTCAATCCACCAACCACAGCAGGCACGGCTAGCGTTGCCCCTGTTTGTGGGTTTAATGCCGCTGTTTCTGCACGTCTTGTGGCCCTTAGTGCTACTCGCAACCCCTGCACTCTAGCCAGTTCATCACCATTAAACATGATGCCAATGGGTGCGCCTAATTTTTTAATGCTCGTAGCAAACTTCGCAGTGCTTAAGTCTTCAACCCCACCAGCATCACTTATGGCTTTAGCAATTAGGGCTCGCTTGGCTTGGTTTTGACCGTCTTGCGAAAGCGAATTATATAAAATGCGCGCATCACTTTTCTTTTTGCTGAATAACGCTTTCTCGATAATTTCAGGAGTAGCCTGACCTCGCTTTATCATTGATTTTAAGGTGGTGTTTTTTAATTCATTCTGCATAGCTGAAAGTTCTTTATTCGCAACCGACCACTTGTTAAAGTCCTGAGGCTGCCCGTGCGTTTTAATAAACTCTCCCATGTCTGTGCGCAATGGCCCATATATTGATGAAAGTGATTTTTCAGCTTCAGACCTTACGCCTGCCATTTCCGCAGATTTAAATGACTCCCCAACTACTTTTCTCAGCGATTCGATATTATCAAGCCCCTGCCCCTGAATTGCGCTTTTCCAGTTTTCTAGCTTCGCTATTACAGGATTTAACTCATCCAGCCTCAGACTCGATAATCTCGCTATTTCTTGATCTGTTGCCGCCACGGCATTAACTACCGGTACTGGTGGAAGCTGGGGGTCTGAAAGGCGGTTTATGACGTCGTTTTTCATACCTGAATATCGCGTTAAATCATCGCCGCGCTTTTTCAGCAAATCCTTCATCACCTTTTCTGATGCGTCCGCAATTTCTGGCGATCCATAGTCAGTGAATAGCTGCTTGACCGCCAGCTCTCTTGCGTCTTGTTTGGCGGCTTGTACCGGCCCTGTTCCAGCTACTGGAATGCGCTCACCTGCACCAATAAGAAAATTTGAAACCTGATTTTTTGGCGGAAAAGCATCAGAGGTAGTAAACGGAATCTTAGCGGCCTCGGCCTCGGCTAATCCGCGAATAGGAACAGGCGGAGCAGCAGTGCCTAGCATTTGTTGCCCCGCCCCTTTTGCTGCCCTAGCTCCTGCCGCTAGTGTCCCAGTCACCCCCGGAATTGCTCCTGCCAGCAAAACCTCTTCAGGATTGAACTGCCCACCCGACGCGGCTTGGCCAGCTTCAATAGCCCCTTGTGTTGCGGCCCCTGCGGCCATTCTTCCGAGTATAGTTCGAGCTCCGCCAGCTGGCGTAAATGCTAGCCCAAGTCCAGCGGCTCTAGGCAGGTCGCTCATCTGAAAGCCGGGCTTAATTGCGTACTCTGCTCCATCCATGGAGGACTTTAAGATGTAGTTGCCTTTTTCATCCTGACGCACTTGAGTGTTCGGGTAGTTGGCTTTGATTATTTGCGCAACTTCCTGTGGCGAACCGGTAAGAGTAGCTAGCCCAGTTTTTAGGCCGGTTGTGCTTATCTCATTCATCTCGGGCATATTAACCCAATCTGGCAAAGTTCTAGTGGCATCTGTGGCCCGCTGTTCGCCGGTTAACGCTTCTTTCAGGCTGGACAATATTCCGCCATCTTGTGTGGCTGCTGGTTGCGCTGTTTGGCCGGATTGTGCTGGCCCCTGCTGGAATTGCTGCCCCGGCTTTAGGTCGCCAAAAACGTCGCCTATGCCTTGCTGCTGGGTGGCCAACCACGCCTCTGGTGACATAGCTGATGTCGCCGCTGGGCTATCAGGCTGTTGTGACGCTAGCCACTCTTCAGGGCTCATTATTTAACACCCATCTGCTGTTTATAGGTCGCCCACTGCTGATCAGTAAAGTTGGCAGGCCGCTCATAAGAGACCCCATTAACTGTCACTGAATTTCCTGCCTTATCAGCCTTCGCTTGCTCCTCTTGCTTGGCCTTCCACGTTGATAATGTAGTACCTCCGCTAGCATCACGTTGGCCGCCATTTTTCGCTATAAATTCAGCTTTATGCTCTTCGTACTCTGCTTTTTTTGCACTTAAGCGGGCAACCGATTCAAGCCAGTTAGCTACATATTCGCCATTGGCTTTGTCGGTCGGAAATGGCTCACGGGCTAGCGTGATGTCTCTATCAGTAGCAGATCCGGGCGGAAGCGCTTTTATGGCCTCGCTATTCACAATTTCCATCGCCTGCTTGCGTAATTTAGTTATTCCGTCTTGATCGCCGGTGATCTCTTTGTATTTTTCACCCCACGAACTGAATAGACCACCGCTTAAGCCAGCCTTTCTTATTTGCTCTGCTGCGGTAGCGTACTTCCCAGCATCCGCCGAATTAGCTACCGCTGCATCAGACGCCGACGCTATTTGTTTGGAGTTAAAATCAGATAGCTTCATTCCTTCCTGCGAGACGAAATTGGCAGCACGGCCGAATGCTGCGGCTTGAGCTGGGTCAATTTTCAATAACCGCTGGTACTCGTCCCAGTCTTTTTTGTTGGCGGTTGAATTTACCGAGCTTCCGCGCATGATGTCCGCGTTTATCCGGTTCGTCTCGGCCTTAATTTTTGCCAAGTTAGCAGTGGATGTTTCTTTTTCTGATGTTTGCTTTTGCAGTTCGCCGGGTGCTAATGCAATCTTGTTGAGCGATTCGATTATTTTGTCGCCGCCGGGAACTGTGGCCATCATGTACTGGATACCCTGTGCTGCCGTTGCTGGGTCTTTTTCTATAGCGTCAACGTAAGACTGCAAAACGGAAGCCTGCTGATTGTTTCCCGAGTTTTTATAACCCTCCATTCGCGTCTTGATGAGATTTAACGCCGCATCGCTATTTTTTGAATTGAGCGCAGAAAGAACCTGCCCGCCCATCAATAAATCAGCCTTTTGTTCCTCTGCGCCTTTAGCCGCCCACGCCGCTTGCAGCTGCGCCTTTTGCCGGTCTTCTGCTTGCCGCTGGCGGTCTTCCGCCAAGTTCGCCATTTCGGTTTGCTGGGCTTTGATGTTCTGCTGGTTAATCATCCCGTTCTGAAATGCTTGCACTGGGTTGGGAATGTTGACGTTATAGTTTAGCGGCTCCATTTAATATTTCACCCCATTGTAATATGCGTTGGGGTCAATGCCGCTATTTGTCTCCATAAACCCAAACCCACCGCTACCAGCAGGAGGAGGCGTTTTTCCGCCAAACTGACTAAAGCCGCCATTACCCATAAAACCGCCGAATGCTTGCGCAACACCGTTAATGCCCTGACCTATAGCGTTAGCCCTGCCTAGTGTCGCACCCGCCTGCGCTGCGCCCTGCTGGCCGTAAAGTCCGGCTATGTTCTGGCCGGTTTGCATCCCCGCTTGTCCGGTGTTCAATACCGAGTTTTGACCCATGCTTGCTATTCCGCCAAGCCTTCCATACTGCTGGTCAATTAGTGCGCTTAGCATGTTTGGCCTAAATTGTGCTAGTGCAGCCTGAGTGTTACCACCCCTCAACCCGCCAGTAGCAGATGCATTTTGTAGAATGGCATTTTCACCCTGCTGGGCCAATTGTCTAAACATCGGACTGTCTTGCAATTGCTGTATGGCCTGAGCTTGCGCATCCGCACCGCCTAGCCCGATAAGATTTTTCTGCCCTGCTAACGCTGGCACACCAGCTTGTGCATAAGGCGCTAATCCTGCCTGCAAAGCTTCGAATTGTCGGCGCTGCTCTTCAACCCCCATTTGTGCGGATTGCGCTTGCTGTTTGCCTGCCTTTTTCGCCGCATTGGCGTTCATTGCTCCGCCAATTATTGAACTTCCACCCATGACCGCCATTGCAGTCGTTATTGGCTCAGGCATTATTTAAACTCCGCTAGATATTCGGGGAACTTTTCACCGTACAGATTAAGCACTTTGGCTGAATTTTCCATCGCCAATGCTGCGCCGTGAACTAATTGATAGGCCATCAAAACAACATCGTAATAGCTGGCACGCCATGCGAAGGCTAAGGCGCTCGCATTGCCTGATTTTTCGGCTAGGTCTGAGGCTTTCCAGCGTAGTAGGGCGGATGCCATAACGGGGGCGAGAACATTAGAATTCTGCATGTAAAAGGAATTTTGTGGCATTGCTATAAGCGCGTTCCAGATTGCGCTGTCGAGGTCTGCGCGCTCAACTTTATCGCCGTCTGCAAAGTCGTCGAATACCTGAATAACTCCGTACAGCATGACAAGCCACGCAATAGCCGCATCTGATAATCCAAGCGATTCACGGAGGTTTTTTTCTAGCCAATCTATGCTGGTCATGAGGTCTCCACTAGGGGAAAGCTGCTGGCGGCTAAAAGTGACTCAGCGCGTCAATTATTGCCCAAAATTGTCACTTTTGCAACTTATGTGATCTCTCGGCCCGATGCGTTAATTGTCAGCGATGTTGCGGCGCCAGCGAGGGTAGATATAAACCCACCAGACTCAAGCGTTTGCCCGACTAATTCAGGGCAGGTATAGCATTCACCCGCTGCGATGCTTTTCGCGCTAATAACTATGTTTGCGGCGCTCGCTGAGCCCGCCAAAGGCACTAGGTTGACGCTAAATGCTACAGCGCCCCCCGTGGTGTTGGTCACTGTGAATTTATCAATTATCGTCTTGCAGTTCGTCGCGGTGTACTGAGTAGTCTGCGCGTTCTCCGCTCGCTTTGGCGGAATTATGTTTTTGACTGTGACTGTCATGGTGTTGTCTCTGCGATTAGGTTTAAAATACGGTCAATCTCTGCAATTTCTGCATTTCTTCCAGCCACCGCCTGCTCATTCCATGCGACAAGTCTTGCCCTTTTCTTCTGTAGCGCGGGTATGTCATATTCTGTGACTTTTGACACTACTTCGGTAATTCTTACTTTCGTCGGGTCTAACTGCTCAATTTCTGGGTCTGTCATTTTAGTCACCTGTTAGAGCACTTCATACTTGAAAATAAATGTGTAAGTATCGTTGGTCACAGGCACTATCCCAGTGGCCTTAAATTTCGCCCTGTCATTCACAGCATCCGCTTGAATGCCCCAGATAGACTGTGATGACATGGAGTTGGCAGTGCCACCCAACTGAAACGCTGTAGTCAATGCCGACGGAATAGGAAGGCTCATTCCAACCTCGGACGCTAGCAATGTAGTGGTTAAATCTATGTCTAGCTGACCGCTGACTGTTACAGAATTTCCGAGCCTAGACCATGTGCATAATCTAGCCGTAGAAGCCGCCACGTTTGTAACGTTTGTTAGCGTGGGAGTATAGCTGCCAGAGGCAATATATTGATTAGTCGCACCAGTCACAGCCCCAGCGTTATTGTGCAGCGCGGTGCCGTATAATCGTCCATCTGAAGTGATATTTAGGCCATTACTGCCACCGCCTGTTATAACTCCATTTCCAGTGACAGCGAATTTAACAGTGCCTGCATTATTTTGAACAACTAGAACGTCGTCTGTGTCCGCTGCGGTGCCACGTCTAAGAATAAGAGCATCGATACCCGGAGCGGTTAGAATCTCAGGAGGAATTGAATTGTTATAGGAATTTTGGAGAGGAGCTGCAAAAAGCGTGTAATCATAATATGCCCCATCGTCTGCCAGTAAGTTTAACCCAGTACCAGCGTTAGTGAGTGTTACTCCATTGAGTTGGCGCCCTATTACATCCCCGAATCCATTTACAGAAAATGTTATTGTTCCCGCCGCGTTTATTCCCTCGTACACGTAATCAGAATTTGATCCCGTTCCAATTTTTACCGATAAGGCTCGCCTAGTGGCGTCGGTTAATATCTCCGGGTCCGTTGAGCTGTCATAAGCTTTTTGTAGTGTTACTGCTGAAATTAACGGTGCCACAAGATCAATAATAGATGATGGTGTAAGGTTTAAATCGTTAGATATAGCGTTGATAAGACTCAAGCAATTATTAAGCCCAGCTCTAGCGTTGCCAGACTCAATTAGCGCCTGCTCTACTAATTCCTTCAGGCCATCTATTAGGTTCGCTTTGGCGCTTGCGTTTGCAGCTTCTATTGCGACCGCCTCAAGGGTAGATGTAGACACATCGACTTCAGCAAACAGATTTTCGAACTGCTTAATCTGCTCATGGTTTTTGAGGAATTGCGCGAGTTGGTCGCGGCTTAATTTTAACCTAGCCATCAGTAAGCTAACGCCTCGAATTTTGCTTCGATTCGGGCGAATGTTAATTGGCTGTCGCTATCGCCTTGGAACCTCTGAGCCCGCCAGTTGCGCATAGAGCCGTTCTGAAACCACACTAGTCGCTGACGGCGCTCCCCGTTGCTTCCGGCTGAAATAGAGCGGTTCTGGCTCCACGAAATGCCGTCTAATGAGTAGGACGTGCTGATTGTTGCAACCACCCCGACCGCTGTACGCCCAGCCAGTGCCACCAATTCCATTTCGTTAAATATCGCGCCCTTGCTTTCTGCATAAATTATCTGTGTCGCAAATTCCCAACGAACTTTTGCGCCCCAGTGTGAGCTTATTGTGTCGGTCAGATAGCCAATTGACCCGCTTGTAGGATTACCAACCAGCCATTTGTCATAGCACCACACGAAATCACGGGCTAGATACTGATTAAACCCGCCCGTTGATGTGGTGAGCGTGAACCAAATTTGTTGTCCGGCTGCCTGCGTTGCGCTTGCGTCAAAAACTAAAGTGCGGTCAGGTAGGTGGACATAAAGAAATTCGTGTGATTTATCAATTCTGGCCTCTATTTTGCACAACGCTAATTGCGCCTCAGTGAAGCCCTGCAACATTATGTCTATTTCCTGCGTGGCGATTTTGGTCGCCGTGGCATTCACCCCCAAATAAATACTAGGCGATTCATTCCGCCCACTACCAATGAACGCGATAGT